TTTCTAGGCCGTATAACTCGCTGGGTGGCCAACCGAACGTTCGCGCTAGCAGGTACGCTTTTCCTCGCCAACCTGCCGCGCCTCTATATTTTTTAGGTCACTTACTTTCTGACCTAGATCTGACAGATCTTCCACGTCAAGATCCTCGATTGCTTCACGAGGCACACCACACAATCGAGTCATAAGGATAATAGTGTTCTCGAGATCGCTGTTTTCCTTGTCATCTATCTCGAGCAAATCCCCAGCTTTAATACGCTCGCGTACGTCAAGCTTTCGATACTCGCGACCGTCTTTGTCTCTGATTGGATATTTCAGTTTATATTCCATAGATCCTCCTCTAAATACCTAGACGGACTCTGCAGGACCTGTCCCGCTGTACTCGACGTTCATGTCACCGTTTTCGCCCGAGATCTCGGGAGGCTTCGTCGCGAATGCATTACGCATAAGCCATGTCCCGCCCGAATCAAAAGCAATAGTGATAGACACGTTATCGTGTGCTGCGAGATCGGTCATGTCCGTGTCGCTAGTGTGCTGACACGTACCAGACAGCGTCGCAGGGATCGGTTTTTGCGTATACCCGATGACCTGAAAATCTGCCATTTGAGCCGTACGCTCAAACCCACCCGGATTGAAGGTGAATTGTCCAGCCTTGGCGAAGATCGTATCGCCGTCGACTTTTACACTCATTGTGCCTGTAAGTTGTGCCATATTTCACCTATCTGAGAAATTGAATCTGTCCTGCGAAAACGTAGAACGAGTTAATAATATCTGGCGGGATTATTGCGTCTACACGGTTGACGTCCGAGCCGTTACGTTCGACGACGAGATCCTCTTTGTATTGATCCGGGTTCTCTACCCAACCTAGATCGTACCACTCGCGGAATAGCGCGATAAGCTCGGCGCGAATAACGGTCGGTGTGACAACTTTAGGTCGAGGCGGGCTTCCGTCGTCCGCGAGTTTGAACTGTGCAAACTTACTCGAGATACGCGCTCTGATCGTGTAGCGAATCGCGTGTAGAGTGCGAACCGTGGTCAAGTCAAACAGCGCGAGATCGGCCAGGGATTGACTGTTAGTCGTCCGAGTCGTAACAAAACGCTCGAGCAACATGCGCCCGTCGCTCGCCGCGACTACGGTCGAAATACCGCCACCTATTAAGGTATCGCGTTCTGCGCGTGTGAATCTCGAACCACGCGGAGCCGCTGAGAATCCAGAGAAGGATTGACCCGAAAGGTGTCTTGCCGGATCTACTTGCGCGCGGTAAGCGCTCATTCCTGCCGCCTGCGCCGCAAGTTCCCACGGAGTGGGGAGTAGCGCCGATTCCTCGCCGCCCACACACACGAAACTAGATGAGTTAAAATTGGCCGAGTAGGTCGTGAGATCGGCTTGCGAGTCCAGCGCGGCACCGAACATGACACCCTCGATTTGACGCATACCGTCGTCGCGGCTCTCGAGTTCGATAATCATTTTGGTTATCTCGGCCGCCGTGTACACACCGACTGCGATCGTGTTGTATTGTGTCTCGTCCATTGCCGTCACAGCGTCGTCGTGATCCGCATCGCCTGAGCCTGCAGTACCGTACGCAACAGTGATTCCCACGCCTGCAGGCAGGGTCTCGCCGGGGGATAGACAGTACCCAAGTTTGATCTGACTAGTAAACGCTGCAGCGTGTTTTGCGGTAGCTGTCAAAACGCCACCGCCGGGGGCCGTAATCGTTGCAGGAAGATTCGTAAGCTCGCCTGCACTCGCGGCGGCTGCTGTCTCGATATCTGCAGCCGAATCGCCACTATCGACGGACACGACAAAACGTCGTCCAGAGATATAAAAAGCGATCTCGCCTCCTGCAGTAGCAGGACCCGTAATCGTCCAAGTCGAAATCGAGGCCACGCCCGCGCCCGCATCGGCAAGCGGAATAACCCAACACGGCGTCAAACGATCTTGATTTTTATATTCTTTAACCATCTGAGCCGCCTGCGAGCTTGCGCCAAACAGGCCGACGGCATGTTCATAGCTTCGTGCTAGCACGGGGACGTTTGCAGTGGCGGTACCGCTCGAGGTCTTATTTGCGACGATCAAAGCGTCATGAGGTTGAATCTGAATACCTTTAACAGCCCGACTCGAATCGAATTCGATAAAAGCTCCTGGGGTGTTCACGACTAGAGGGATTTCATTAAAAGCTATGGCCATAGTCTCTCCTTATGTCAGGTCTACAGTATCCTCGGCCTCTATCTCGTCATCAGGATCCGGGCCTAGATTGTATTCAGCAAAAAACGTTTCAAAATCGTCATAAGCTTCGGCAGTGTCTGGGGTGATATCTACGAGTTGCACCCACGAGATGCCAAAAAGTGCTAATTGGTGTTTGTCTATTTCAGTCGAAAATAGGTTTACTCCGCGTATACTCCGGGGTGCTTGCAGATCAGCAGTTGTGATTCCAAAGGTCTGCCCTGGGAAAGTCGCGAGTTCCCGCATCACATAAGACCCGATCCGAAGTGCGCGTTCGTCTTTAGGCTCGCCCGCACGCGATCGCGCCATAACAACAGCTGATACGCGTACGTTGAAAATAACGCCGTCGTGTTGACTCTTGTCGGTCTCGGCTTGATTTACAGAGATGACGAGCGCCGGGTCGGCTTTCGCATAGCGTAATACTGATTGTAAATCGAATTCGCCTCCGTGCGCTGACACGTTCAACTCACTAAAAGTCGTATCGAAGTAATCGACAATCGCGTCTCTGTAAGTGGCGAGGTTCATAGTCGACCCTCGACCCAATCGGCAAAAACCTCTTCAACCTCTTTTTGGTTATCTCGGCTGAGACCCATAAAGGGGCGAGCGGGTAGATTGATTTCGTCGTCGCCCTCTTGGTGTCTACGACCGTAAACCATCTCTGTGTACGTTTGCGCGAAGTCCGAGCCGAAATCGGCAGTTATGCTTTTATAAAGATTATCACGATTGCGAAGTAAAGAATTTCTACCGTGTCTTGTCTTGGCGTATTTCTCAGACCACCCTTGCCACTGTTCACCATCAGGGGATTTCTTTTCGCTTTCAATGCGTCGCCTGGTTTGACTTTCAAGCATATTCGCAATAAGCCGCATCCCTTGTGTGGGGTGTGTCACGTTTCGAAAGAAACGATTCATACGCGCATTAAGGCGTTCAAGCTCTTCGCTACGAATCTCTATAGCCGAGCCTGCCATTAGAATAAATTCCCTAATTTGGTTCGGGTGAAAACGCGCTCAGATTGAACTATCGTCGCGGTCGAATTCGGCGCTACGAACGCTTCGCCGTCGTCGTACGGCAAACGTATCTTTTGAGCCCCGACCTTTTCGAGGTACTTGATCGCGTCCTCGTAGCGTTGTCGGTCGGTCTCAGTCGCCACGCCTGCAGGTCTAGCTGCAAGATAGATCGCGATATCGCAAGCCAAAAGCTCGAGTATGTCGGGCGCGGGATCGAACGGAAAACCAGGCAAACCTGCGATATAGCTGATTATCGTTGCGTCGGCGTCCGTCAACGCCTTACCCAATATATCTGTATCGATAGCACCGGTGTTCTCGCGGTCAGTCGCTACAATGACCGTGTCCTCGCCGAATCTATCAATACAGTTTTGCTGGGTCGCGTACGCCATTTACTTTATCTCTTCTGCGTTCTCCACTTTGATTACGCGGAAACACTTATCACCCCTGAGAGCCTCGAGCGTCTCCTCTGTCATCGTCTCCGCAGGTACTTCGGTCATCCCGCGCTTCCAGAAACGATCTCCTCTATATCTATCCATAGGAGACCTTAGATAGACATGATAAACTACCCCGGACGGCTTAGCCTTCTGCGGAGGAGGATCTAGTGGGGATTTTTTCGGCTCTTCGTCCGAGGTAGATTTAGGTACGTCCAAGCTCTCATAGAGCTGCGCGTACAGATTCTCGCGCGAGATATTGCCAGCTACAACAACTCCACGCTCTTTCGCCATAGCGTGCAACGATTGATAGCTCTCGCCTGCCAGGCGCTCTTTGAATTGTTCGTACGTGATGGGTTCCAAAAGATCCTCCTTCAAAATCGGAGGCCGGTTCTGTTTAGTAAGCGTCCCCGGCCTCCTCGGAAAAACCTACGCAAGCATCGGATTGACGACTACGCGCAACCGTTGCAGCGGATTCGGAGTGTAGTCCGCGTCCTCGTAAATACGAGTCACGACCTCTATAGCCGTAAACTGATTTGAGAGACCGCACATAAGGATATTCGGGTTGATTCCCAGCTTACGGCCCTCGTCGTTCTCGAGCGCGTTCATGGCCGCGATTCCGTCTTTGACGGTCGTCGCATTGAACGTACCCTCGTTACGTTGTGCACATTGCCACATGCCGTAACCTGCGTTTCCTCTGCAGTATACACCGAATAAAAACATGTTCTGCATGAAAACATTGACATCCTTAAGATTCGTGAACGAAACGAACTCGGGGGGTTTGCGCAGTTGCCAAATCAACGGCTTAATCATTTTGGTCGTGTCGAATAGATAAAACGGTGTTGAAGCGTTCGCTCCGCCATTATCCATGAGATTCGACGCGGTGGTATTCGTTCCCTCTTCTGCGCGGCCCACTGGATGAGTCGTGTCAAAAAAATTCTGACCGTCGTAACAAAGCCCAGTTTCG